AGCAGGTTGCGGAGGCCTTCTAAACCTGTGATTAATCCAGTTTGAAGTGTTTCAATTGAAGGAAGATAATCTTCAGCAAGTTGTTTTATTTTGTCTGATATGTCTGAAATAATAGGCTTAATTTTATCTAAAGTTTTTTGATCAAGAATAGCGCCAAAAGCGACTCCTAGAAGAGCAAATTTTGCGCCAAATATAGAACCAATACCAGCAAACGTAAGCGCTCTTGTAATCTCACCTTCAAATTCCTCTGCGCCAAAAAATTCAGCAATTGCTTTACCAATATTATCTGCAAGTGCTACGAGTAATCCACCTTTTAATAACCTCATTCCAAAAGATTTTGCAAGTCCAAGAAGAACGCCTGGCGTAAGCGCTAGTCCTGAAAATAAACTTCCGCCGGTTGAACTTCCTTCTGTAATACCAGGTGCAGAAGGCACGTCAATAGCAGGTGAGGCTGTACTTTCACGTTGCCTTTCTTCTGCGTCTAAGCCTGTGAAATAACCTGTAAGCTTTTTAATCTGCTTATCAGTGTTCATCACCGCGTTTGCCTGGGTAGCTAACAAAGTGTTTTGTTCTACTAATAAATTACTGACTTCTGCGAGACTGCTCAAGTTCCTGTTCCTTTAAATAGTTCATTAGCAAGGCCACGTAAACCTCTCTCTCCCACGGCATCATACTATCTAAATCTGAAAGCGTATAATTAAAATGCTGCATTAAAGCAAAATTTGTTTCAAAATAATTTTCCAGATTCTCATGAGAGAGGTTTATGAAAAAAAATCTTGCATACCCTCCAATGTAAAGTTATTATCGACATGACAGGATTCACACTCAAATTTTGATGTATATTTCATGGTGGGTATGTTGTTAATATATTCCATGACCTTTTCAAACTGTTGTGTTGTCAATGAGTTTATAAAATTCTCAATGCTTTCTTTTGTTTCGTCCTTTAACGATATCTGTTCTTCTTCAGTTAATACAGCGTCGATACATGCAGTTATTGTTGAAAGCGTAGTTTCTACATATTTGTCTGGATTATCAAGGGCTGAATTTTGTATCATATCCATATACGTTGGATGTTTCATTCTTATTGATACTTGATCCGTTAACTTGATAGTGTCAGACTGTTTTTCACCGTTAACTTCTACTTTAGTTAAATCAATTTCAACTTTGTTTGAATGACCACACTCTTTACACTTGTAAACTACAGAAGTAGATTCTCCTACGGATTTTGAACGAATCATCGTAAACATATAATCTGCATCTGTAGTAGATACACGAGTAATATCCACATCTTCCACGCAGTTTTGAATTGAATTCAATATCGCATTCATCATCTGCCTTGGATCTTGTGATTCATTCGCAATAAGAAGATTCTTCTGTTCCTTTACAAGAAACGGTCTGAATCTTTTTATTTCGCCTGTGGACGGTTGCTTTAACTCGTATACAGGACTTTCATTCAATACTGGCAGAGCCATTATTTACTCCTTATAAAATACCACCAAGCGCTCCACCTAAACCAGCGGAAACTTTGAAGAAGCCTTGAGTATCATCTACGGCTTTCCAATTGGTGTATGAAATATCAACTTGAATCTGCACAAGGCCGTCAAGTTCATTGTTTAACTCAATTGCATTTACTGTAGTCGGAAATGCATCAATCAGTTGTACTGAATACGGCGTGCCTTGACCAATACCAATATCTAAACTGACTGGACCTATGTTAAAATCTTTGTTTATGAGTGGCTTACGCAATTGATGTATCTTTATGTCTCGCACATAGTTATCTTTATATGGCGCAAGTTGAAAGTCATCGAACACAGTATTCGAATACCAACTATCAAAATACTTCTTAACACCATAATCATTCAGTGCATAAAATGTCATAGTCACGTCTTGTACAGCATATCCATATGCCACTTTTTGGTACTCTAAACCTACACGTCTGTCGTTTGTAAGAACCTGTTTTCCTGGTAATGTTACTGAATTACATAAAAGATTAAGATCACCGCCACCTAAAGTACCAGAGGTAAGTAAAGAAGTTAATGTAGAAAGTAATCCGCCGCTGGCAAAGTCAGAAGGCAGTTCAACAAGGAATTGATTTGATCTTGCAACACCAAGTTTAGAAGAAACGAGACCTTTAAGTTGATCAATAGTAGCCATTAAATTATCTTCCTTGAATCTTGATAAACTTTACTTGACGATGAGCCTGACCAGTCCGCTGTCGGTAAGAATGTGGCGATCTCCCACTCAGGCGCTTCAACACGAGCGAGCCTTGATTTTATCTGAGAAAACAAATAGTGTTTTAAACACGGCTTGTAAAATTTTAAACGAGCAGTCGCTTGAAGCATTTTATATGTAATTTGAAACTTTGTTGTCTCATCGTATCTTTTATTGTTTACAGTTTCCATCAATCCATCGAGCATTTTTGCACGCAATACAGGTGGTAGGTAATGTAGATTCAAACCCATAAATCCACCAGGCGCACCTTTGACTATAATACTAAGAGGGAACTGATCATAGTATGGTAAAGTTTCTTTATGTTTTGCGTCATAGAAAAACATGTTCATAGAGCCGATAAGAGGCTGAGATTTGTTTACAAGTTTTATTTCATCTTGTTGCATCAGTTCTCTGCGATTGATACGTCTCATGTCTTGTAATTTGGTGCGAAACCATTGACGAGATTCATCGCTACGAGGATTAATACCCGCACGAAAAGCCTGTTGCGATACTTTTTGAAATAGATTACTCATATCATTATTTATATGTTATTTCTTACGTTTTTTGCGATAAGGTTTCAATGGTTTTAACGGCTTCAGCTTCTTAAGAATCTTCATACTGTACAAAGTTTCTTCTGTCCATATCTGAAACTGCCAACCTCTGTCCTTTGCATACTCATTTGCGGCTTCCCACTTATTCATATTCTTTACATACGTCATTGCCTCACCGATATATCGCTTTGATTTATCAGGTCTTTTTGGTGGAGCTGTCTCTTTGTCAGGTTTAATTTCAACTAAGATTGTTTTTCCATCATTAAACGTAATCTTAAGATCAACAAAGTATCTGTGTAGCTTTTTATCGATGTCCCATTTGTATGGTATAACAACTTCTTCAGAGGACCAACTCTTTACGTTTGGATTTGAATCACACCAAACAAAGCAAGCTTTCTCCCATGATGATCGATAAGTTACCTTATCAGGGTCTCCACTGTACTTTGAAATGTTCTTTACTTTGTATCTACCAGAATATGCCATTTTTCGATATAAATAGATTTACGAATTTTTATTTATAGGAAAACACAATGGCACTATCAACACTTGCAGGTTCTAGAGCCGCAGCTAATTTACCAAATGCTACTCCATATAATCCAGGACAAAAAGATCAATTTCTTAATCCTGCAGAAGCTGCAGGACCTCAGCCATCGTCAAAGACATATAATCAACCAGTACAGGCTCAAGCTTTAACTAGTCCGGCTCCCTCACAAATTCTTAAATACCCACTAGATAATAATTATCTTGCTTATCTTCTTTTTAGAATGAAGAAGATTAATCCATGGGATATAGACATACAAACTGCTGCAAGCATTCTCGATAATCCTGTAATTACCGACGAAAAAGGCGCAATTAATCAGTTGTTAAATGCAGCGGGCGGAGAAGATGCGTCGACAGATGATACATCTCTTAATGAAGGTCAAGGTGGATATGTTAGCGCTGGTAGTCAATTTAGCGATGAAGCTGATGCAGAAGAAGGAGGCGTTTTTGCTGCCAATAGATCGTTTCAGCAACAGCAACAAGCAAAAGCTTCAAGAGAAGCAGAAAGAAGAAGAACTGCCGCTGTAAGTCAAAAAGACATTCTTGGAGTTTCATCACAATATGTTACAGATGTTCCTGCAATTAAGTTGTATTTGCCTCAAGCTATTAATTTTAATGATGTTGTAAACTATAACAATCAAGCTTCTCTTGGTCCAGGCGGTGCGGCTGGTTTAGCCGCACTTAATGCTGGAGAAAGTTTTACAAATGCGGCAAAAGCTTTTGCCGGGGACGCGCTTGGGTTTATAGGAGAAGCTTTAAGTGTTGCAAATACTCGTAGCGACGTTTCAAGACTTGCGCTTACAAGAGCGATACAAGCGGCCCCTACAGGACAGAGTATTAATAACACAGCGGCTTTAGGATTTCAGGTAGCAATCAACCCAAACACTCGCACTTTATTTGAAGGTGTAGTCACAAGAGAATTTAACTTTCAATTTGACTTCTATCCTGTATCTCAAGCAGAGGCTTTAGTTGTACAAAACATCGTAAGACATTTTAGAACAGAAATGTATCCTTCAACAATTGGACGAGGCGAGGCTGGTGTACCCATTGGATATAACTTTCCAAATGTATTTGAAATCAAACTTAGAATAGGAGACGTACAAGCTCCAATGCCTCAGCCGCAGCTTTGTTATCTTCGTAATGTACAAACAACATACAATCCGGGATCAATGAGTTTCTTTCCTGATGGTCAACCAACGCATACCGCAATGACGTTGAGCTTTTCAGAATTTAGAAATCTTTCTCGTGAAGATATTGAGGAAGGCAGATAATGCAATACTTCAAGAACTTTAATTACGTAGATTATTTTTTTGGTGATGATTTCTTTCGAAGAGGCGGCGGTGATGCAGTAGCTGAGTTAATGCATGACTTATCTTCATATGTGCAAATCATAGACAGAATAAAACAAAACGCTTCCTTCTACAGTAAGTATACTATTTTGGAAGGCGACAGGCCAGACCAAGTATCTCAAAAATTATACGGTACACCAGCATATCACTGGACATTTTATATTATGAACGACAATGTGCGTACACAAGGATGGCCTTTGACTAACAATGAACTTGAAAAAAAATATAAAAGAGATTTTCCGCATCAATATGTTGAAGTAAGAGCAAATCTTAACGGCATATTCAAAGTTGATCAACAAATCGTGGGTTCTAATTCTGGAGCAAGTGGTAAAATAATTAGAAGAAATCTTGATCTTGGTGTTATTATAGTTGACACTGGAACAAGCACTCGAAAATTTACAAAAGGTGAAGAGGTAAATAGTATTTCTTATGACGGTCAGCCAGGAACAGCAACGGCAGTCGCAACAGGTGACGAATACAATGCGCCGTATTATTATGCTTCTGGTTCTGAGCGAGTTGATATAGATCCGCAAGTCGGACCTGGAGCTCAGTTGACTGAGGTGACGTACGCTGACTACTATGTTGCTCAAAATGATGAGCTTAAAATTATTAACGTGTTGAGACCTGACAGTATCATTGAGATTGTTAATACATACTTTCAGTCTCTTGGTGAGAAAGTATGACGTCTACAAAAAGTCTACAAAATTTAAATGATCAATCAGGTAGCGATTGGTTTATAAGTAAAGCGTTGCTTACAGCGCCACGAGCACTTGCTGATTTTGATATTAGAAATGTAATTACTGATATCGAGATCTTTGAACATATAGA